ATGTTTACGAATATGTTTCCGTCCAATAGTTCCAATGCAGCGACACAACGGTCTGTTCCAGTTTGACAAGGTTCATCAACTACTATGCATCTCATTTCATTCAATGCACAATACTGATTGATACGTTGATCGTCTGTTAAAACTACCACAGTATCGAGTGAACTTGCCTGACAAGCACGTTCATATACCCTTCGTATCATGGGTATACCATCAATGTCCACTAGAGGTTTACCTTCGAATCGTGTCGAACCCCAACGTGCTGGAATTAGACCAACAACTAAATCAGATTCGTTATCGACTTTAGCGTATTTTCGCATTCTATATCTCCAAATCCCCAACTTGCATATTCAAAATGTACCCCTGCTCTTTCTGCACACTGTTGATCAAAAATCATATCACCCACATAGACTGCATCTCTTGGGTCAGTGTTTGTCATTGCAAGTGTGAACAACAATTGATCAGGGTTAGGTTTACCTCTTAATCCCTTTTTAGGACAAGAGATAAAATCAAATTCGGGTAGTTTATGTTCTAGAAGAGAAACGGTATCTCTTGACTTTGAGGTCACCATTGCAATCTTATGTCCAGAGCTTTTAAGTGTACTCAGGGTATCATAAACTCCATCATATAATTCAATCTTATCTAAACTCAATCTCGAATACGTCTTATACGTTGTAAATATTTCGAGATGTCTTTCATACAATCCCAATTCCCTCATGATATCAGGGAATGGTTTTCCTATCTGTGCTTTATAATCATCAAATGGTGTATCGATTTCATGTTTAACTTTTACAGCATCCCATGCATGGGACATGTTGGCAAGAGAGTCGATTAGAACTCCGTCCAAATCAAATGCAAATAATTTACTCATTTTTTTCCTTTTTTAGGAACTAGATGGTCTTCTGTTAGTATACGGAACCCCATCTTCCTATCTTCACAATATTCACCAGCAGCTTTAAACTTTGCTTGGTTAATTATATATGTGAGGACTTTTTGTTTGTATTTCTTAGTCACTCGTTTAGGTTCTTTCGGTGGAAAGCATTGTGACTTAGGTTTGACTTCAATGATCTCTCGTTTTACATCTCCAGTTGATGTACGATATTTGATATAGAAGTCAGGGAAATAACGATGCACCTTTCTATCTACAGGTGATCGATAAGGAATGATTATTTCTTCACTTCCCCATTCAATGATGTTAGGATTGTTATCACAGTAAACCATGAAACGTCTTTCCCACAGAGATCGGTAATATATCTTTGTTGGGTCACCCTTATACTTTTTGTAATTCTTTGGTTTGAACTTCCCGCTGTATGACATAAATAGAATAAAAGACCTTTAGTTAGGAATATTTATATGCCAAGTATCAACAAATTATTAGACAAGATCAATCAAGCATCCTCTGCAGTCAAGTCAGTTAAAGGTATCAAATCCAAAATTGAAAGTATTGGATACAAAGGTGGTATCGACACATCAGTTGTTGATCAACTTCAGGAAATTGCAGAAGAAGGAAGACGAAAACTTGAAGAAAGAAGATCATCACTTCAGAAAGGATTAGATAGTGCCACTAAAGCAAAAGGAAAAGCAAAGAGAGCACCAAGTGGTTCTGCAGAAGATTTACAGTACCCAGTTGATGGTGATCTAGACAACTTTTTACTTTTTACTACTAGAAAAAGAAAACCAAGAGAGAGTGGTGGGAATCTATTATCAGACAGTGAATTGACTATTGCATTACCATTACCTGATGGAGGATGGGTACAAGATTCTAAAGTATCCTTCAAGACTGAAAGTATTGGAGCATTTGCAAGAGGTGTAGATTCATCTATTAGTGGTGGTGAATCAGCAGGTGGAGTTTTAGATGAAGCAATTAACGCTGCATCAGCATACATTACAAATGCAATCGGAAGTCTAGGAGGTGGTATTGGTAACCTTCGTGCTGGACGAGCAGTCAACCCTATGGAAGAACAATTATTAGAGGGTATAGAATTTAGAACTCATTCTTTTGAGTGGGAGATGTATCCAAGATCATACGATGAAGCATTAATGGTACAAAGAATCATCCACGCTTTTAGAGTTGCAATGCTTCCCGATACATTCGCAGCTGGAGATGGTGAAGGAGATGAGAATACAAATTCAACTGAGAACTTCTATAACTATCCAAACGTATTTGATGTAGAGATTGAAGGGCCACTTGCAAATCAGGTAGAAAGATTCTTGCCTATGGTTTGTACTAGTCTATCAGTTACACCAATTGAAAATCCTGAGCATATGGTGGCACAGAGTAGTGATGAATTTTTCTCAGGGTTCTCAAAACTATCACTAGACTTTACTGAGATTAAGGTTATGTCTCAAGAAGTTTATGAGGGTAGAGTTGCACCTAAAAAAGTTCAAGGTATGTTGGGTTCTGTATCAGATACCAGTGGGTCTCCTAGTTTATTTGACTCATCTACTGGAGGTTAATCATGGCAAAAGAGTTTTTTAAAAATTTTCCTGAAATGCAATACAAGTTGGATAGTGGTAAGATCATCACTATCAAAGACTTCTTTCGTAAATCACAAATTACTGGAGCTGCAAGAGAGGCAGTAGTCAATTACACATTTCATGAATTAGAAGAAGGTGATCGACCTGATGTTCTTGCATCCAAGTTATATGGTAATGGTGATTTACACTGGACATTCTTTTTAGTTAACGATTTTAACAACTACTATGATTGGTGGAAAGACAATCAAACCATGGAGAGATATATCAGAGAAAAATATAGTGGTAAGTATTTCGTTGCTGATGCATCAACAGATATCGTATCATCTTCCAGTAAGTTTTTAGTTGGTGAGACAATAACAGGAACCAACTCTCTAGGATACATCACTGCAGTGGAACCTACATATAATAGAATTGCAGTAGATGTTGTGAGAGGTTTCGTAAACCCCGTTGAAGCAACAGGTTCATCATCAGGTAAAACATTCACCCCCGACTCAATCATTGCACAACAAGACGGTGTTGCCTACTATTATAAAGATGATATAAAGAGAAACACATTCCAAAATGGTTATTCCTCAAAATCAAATTGGGAATACGAATACGAACTTAACGAAGAAAAGAGAAAAATAAAAATCATCAAACCATCCATGATCAATGCAGTCGTGAATCAGTTTGAGAAAATAATGAAATCATGAGTGCTAACTATGCAGCGGGTGAATTCAAGATTACTGCATTCACCTTAGTCAATCAATACGATGAATCCCTAGACCTCACGAATATGGTCATGGGATTTAAACTATTTGAATCTATCTACAGTAAGTTTGTTACAGGTGAGGTTTCAATTTATGATGGATTGAATCTTCCTAAAAATTTCAGAATGACTGGGCAAGAATTTATTAGAATTGCAATTAGTCAAAAGGAAGGTGTTGGTGAAGATGCAGAAGATAAGTTCTCAATTGACAAAACATTCAGAATCTACAAACTAGACAACATCAATAGAATCGATGAGCTGACACAAACTTATGTATTCAGAATATGTGACCCTAGAATGTTCTATGTGCAGAGAAAAAGAATCAGTCAAACTCTCCGTGGACGATACGATCAGATTTTGCAAAATGCATTGATTGATGTTGGTAAGTTTAGAACAGATGAGTTCGATGCATGGGAAAAGACTGTACCCGAAAACAAGCAGTTCATTTGTCCTAACTGGACACTTTCACAACTGATCGATTATCTTGTAAACAATTCTCAGGTTGGAGAAAGTTATGCATTTAGAAATGGAATGTTTTTCTATCAAACACTGAATGGTGGTTTTAGATTTTTAAGCTTCGATACTATGGCTGGAATGGAGTTCCCAATTCCATTTTCACTTACTGCAAGAAACACGGTAGAAACAGAAGAAGAAAATCTAAACTCTCCTAAAGGTTTAAACACATCTATTCAAGCATATAAGAAACCACAAATGTTTGATACTCTTCAAGCAACAGTTGGTGGTGCATATGCATCCACCCTCAAGGTATACGACCCAATTAGAAAACTTGAAGAAGAAAATGTTTACGATTTAGAAACATCTATGAATAAGGGTGAACATGTTTCAGGTCATCCTATGTTATTTCTTGAAGACAGTGAAAGAGTATTAAGACCAAACGAAATCATAGACCCAGCAGTTTCACCTTCAATAGACGAGATTGATGTTGACTTAAAACCTACAGAAGAATTTTCTTCTCTGATCATACACGATTATCACAACCAACATCCCTTTGATAATGCAGAGAATCTATCAGACCCCGAGGTATTTGAACCTAGAAAATTAAATGATAGTGGTCTCTTAGAGAGAAGAGCATTATTAGAAATCTTACAACAACACAGAATACAATTGACCATACCACTGAGAACAGATTTAACAGTTGGTATGATTATCAAACTACAGATACCGACTCCTGAAGTTCCAGGCGAAGGTGATAAATCAGACAAGGTGAATGATGATAGATATCTAATCACTGATCTTGCAGTTAATGGTGACCCTCAAGCAAAGACTGGTCTACTACAATTAGAATGTGTAAAAGAAAGTTATGCAAAGAAAATAGAATCTGCAAGACCACTAGATGAAGCACCTGCTCCCGAGGATACAGCATAATGGAATACTTTTACGGAATAGTTGAAGACAGACAAGACCCATTAAAGGTTGGTCGTGTTCGTGTTCGTATACATGGAATCCATACAGATGACAAACTTCTTATTGCGTCTGCAGACCTACCATGGTGTCAGGTAATTCTTCCAACTACTTCTGCTGGTCTATCAGGATTAGGAACAGGTCACGGACTCGTAGAGGGGTCTACGGTATTTGGTTACTTTAGAGACAAAGCAAAACAAGACCCTATCGTCCTTGGTGTCTCAGCAGGTATACCACAAGCTGGATACAAAGAGTCAACTACTGATGAATTAATAACTCGAAGTATAGAAAAGGGGTTCAACGACCCTAGAGCATTGACAGTCGATGGATATGCAGATGGCCCAGAAGCACCGAACCCTACACAGGATACTAGAAGGGGTTGGGGTCTCACAACTGCAATGGACACTGCTCCAAAAGCACCCGAGACTATTGATCTCAAATATGACAATACAGGTTCTACCATCAAAGAACTTGAACTCACAGAAGAGATGTTACCATACTATCCTTTGTATGTTGATGAGTCAGATTACTCTTCACTTGCAAGAGGTTCAGTATTAGATCATGCAATTGCAAAACAAACAGATGCAGAAGGGAATGAAGTTGAGATTCCTGAAGAGCAAAAGATATTAAAAGATTTTGTTGATGTAGATGCAGAACCCGTTTATCCATACAACAAAGTACATCAATCTGAATCAGGACATGTATTTGAGATTGATGATACAGTAGGAAAAGAAAGAATCAACCTACATCATAGATCAGGAACATTCCATGAGATACATGCAGACGGTTCAGAGGTTACTAGAATTGTAAACAATAATTATACTGCAATCTTAAAAGATGACAAAGTATTCATTGCTGGTAATACTGATCTTCAGGTGGGATATGGTAATGTCAATATTACAATCGACACAGGTAATGTCGATCTTAAAGTTTTAAAGGGCAATGTAACAGAACTCATTGCTGAAGGTAATGTCGATACCACAGTATCAAAAGGAAACGTAACTCAATTAGTATCAGAAGGAAATGTAACAAGTGAGATTACTAAGGGTAACTTTACAGGTACAATCGGCGGAACAACAGATGTAACATCAGAAGGTAAGATTACAGTTACAGGTAATAATACAACAGAAATTATATCCGATACTACAGTAACAGGTACATTAACCGTATCAGGTGCA